AGCAGTGGTATCAACGCAGAGTACTCTGGGGAGTCGGGGGCATGGGATTCTCCAAAAGTAAGACCCCGCGAGGGGGGGGGGTTCAGGCCGGGGCCGCTTCGGTCACGATGGCCAGCGCCTCATTGATCGCGAACTGGCCGCCGCGCGTTGTGGCCGGGATGATTGCAATTCCGCGAGACTGGCCGAGGCTGTTGCAACCCTTGAGGGGGAGCATCTTGCCGGCCAACTCCGCCGCGAGCTTGCGGGCCGTGGCTTCAATATCAGACCGTTTCACTTCGATGGTTTTCATTTTTTCACTCCTAAAAGAACTCTCAGGCCGTCACTCGCGGCCTTCACACCATTACGCGACGAGCCGGCCAAAAACGCGCAACCCCCCGCCAGAATTCCTAAGATTCGCGGTTGTGGGGCAAATAATCGTGATTCACACTTGACTCGAATCTGTCGAAGCGTATATTTGTTTGCGCGTTTGGACCGCCGGCGACGCGTAATGGGCTATGAACAAAAGGAACCCGCCATGATCGAAACCTGCCCCGAACTTTCCGCCATGCTCTGGTTCGCCTGGATCGCCGCCGCCGCCCTGGGCGCCTGGTGGTGCGGGAGGCAAAATGAAAAAACATTTCAGAGACCCCACGCCCCGCCGCAGCCCGCAGTCGCGGACATGGTGCCCCTCAAAGTTTCTGACCTGCGGGAGACGGGTGGGACGTTCAGAATTGGTGGTGAACTGAGAGAAGTGGTGGATGGCCGGGTAGTAGGAGTCGAATGGAAGTTATCAGATTATGACTCCCCGGACTTAGTCGTCACCGACATCCGCCGCAACGTCCGCCCGCCAGCAAAGGCCGACGAATCGGCGAAGCTCCAAGGCAAGGGCGACCCCGAGGGAAATTTAGCCGATGAACGGGCCATCCGAGCGGAAAACGAAGCGGCGAAGCTCCGGGCCGAACTCGTCTATACGCAGAAAGCCGCCGAACAGATGAAAGATAACATGAGCCAGGAACTCGTCGACGCCAAGGCCAAGCTGATCGCCGAACAGGTTGACCATGAACGCATCAAGCGTGCCGGCCAAGAAGCTGGTGCGGATGGCGAGGGAGGAAGCTGGATGAAAGTCCAAGAATGCACCATGTCGCCGGATGATTGGGCAGGCCGATACGCAAACGGGCTTGAAGGCAGACCGTCAGCCTTCGCCCGCGAGATTCTGGAAGCCGCCAAGAAAACGCCGAAGACGAAAGGGAAGTCATGAGTACCAACGCCCGCCGCCCACTCGCCCAGGCTCTCGATATCATCGCCGAGTTTGAAAAGCTCATCGACACCGCCGCCACATGCGACCGCTGGGAAGTGGCTGGATCTGTACGCCGCCGCCGTACCGATGTGGGCGACGTGGATATCGTCGCCATACCCCGCACCGGCCCCGTGGATGTTTCCGATGGCATGTTTCCCTGAAATCAAAACCGTGAACCTGCTTGTGGCACACACTGGACGCCATGCTCGCCGCCGGCAAGATCGCCAAGGCCATCAAGCAGACCACGCTTGGGCCACGCACCAGATGGGGCGACTGCTGCCGCGCCGTAGCGTTCAAAGGGATGGACATAGAGATCCAATGCGCCGACGCTGACAACTGGGGCGGATGGATGGCTGTCCGCACCGGCCCTGACCCGCTGCCGAAGTTGCTGGTGATGGGGATCGAAAAGAACGGATATTCCTGCCGCGGCGGATTCCACCTCCACGACCGCAAGGGGAAGTTGGTCGAGAAATGCACCGAGCAGCAGTTTTTCGACGCCGCGCGCATTTCGATGAAGGTGCCGCACCAACGGTGACCGGACGAGCCCCGGGACAGTGGCATTGCACACGGGCGGGGAGTTTTTTACATTATCAGTCCAATGCGCATGTCTATCGCAGATTGGTTGCCGGGAAGGGTGTAGGCCCCGCTCCCGCTCCCGACCACATTCCCCCCCGCGTCCAGTGCCAGCACCGTGTAGACGTGCGGCGCTCCAGCGGCCCCGGTGTCGGTCTGCAGTCGGCATGTGGTAGTCGTTGCTGTCGGGGGTGATGCCCGAGGCGATGGCGACGCCGTTGCGCAAAAGGCGTGTAGGTTGCGATGGCCTGTCCGATGTTGCCGGAAGGCGTGCTTCCAGTGATTGTCACGTCGGCATTGGAGCGGACGGCAGACACGCCAAGGGGATAGGTCAGGGCGATGACGTGGCCTGCATAGACCGTGTTCACGCCGCCGATGAGTTGCGGGCGGTTGTTGCCGAACACGTCCATGGGCACAGGCGTGATACTTCCGACGGCACTTTGCGTGGCGAGCGTGGCGATAAGGTTGTGGCCAGTGAGTCCACCGTGGGTTCGGGAAGGCCACAGTGAGTCGGCGGTCAAGCCCGTGATGCCATGCGTGCCGAACAAGGCCGATTGGGTGTCAGTCGAGGCGTTGTAATCCGCCGCGGCGGCGATGAGGAGAGAGCCAGTGCCGGAGCGGAGGAGGGAGGAGTGAGTCGCGCCGACGCCAAGAATGTTGCAGTACCGCTCGTCAAGAGTGACGGTGCCGCTAGTGAGGGTGAGGGACACTCCCGCCGCCCCGGTTCCTGTTCTGGCAAGGTCAACCGAATCATGCCAGAGGAAAGCGTTCAGATTCCCGCCGGTGGTGACGGTCAATCGGATAGGCTTGGAGTTGGCCGTGACATAGTTGCAGTTGATGAGGCAGTTTTTGATGGTGGCACTTTGAGTGCCACCGACCGTGCCATCACCCGTGCATGTCCAAGCGAACGAGTTGTTGATCCACTGTCCCGCCAGCGAATCCAGTACCAGTTCCGAGTTGCCACGCAATGTCGCGGTAATGGAAATTGCTGCCAGATTCTTCATTACCAGAAGCATGGAGTTGGTTCCATCGGCGGCGGTGTCGTTGATGGTGATTGCACTGATGGCATTAGCGAGGTTGCCATCCACCGGAGACATCACCCCGTCAATGGTGAGTTGCGAAATGCTGCCGTGATTGCAGATGGAGGAAAGCGTGAGCGTGGCGGCACCGAGGGCGTTTTGTGTGCCAAGGGCGGCGATAGTCACCTGGCCGGACAGCGAGGCGGCGATGAGAGCGGTGATGCAGTTTTTGAGTGGGGTGGCCACGTGATAGAACGTGGCGTTGGTGTCATTTGAAGAGACGGTCATGTAGTTCGACGCAGAGCCTGGGGCGGAAGGCACTTGTGGCACGTAGGGGGCATAGGCAACAGGATCGTAGCCTGCAAGGGAGACGGTAGTGAACTGCGTGCCGGTGGCGCACAACGCCGTCATGGCATCGGCAATTCCCGTGAGGTTGCTGGAGAGCATGGGGGCTTCGGAAAAGTTTACCATGTTGGAGGTGTGCCAAGTCCCCAACAACACGAAGTCCGCTGCAATCGCCAAACCCACGGGAGAGCCTGAATCCCCGCTGATGACCGGCATGTACATCAAGGCACATTGAGTATTCGAGGGTTTTACAAATTGCCCTTCAGCAAATTGGGTGGTGTATGCCCAAAGATCCACCACTCCCAGTGTGCGAGTCTGATTCGTCGGCGACACAATGCAGGGCGATGGTGGTATCGTGCGTGTTGATGTAGGTGGTGAAGTTCGCGGGCAGGAGCAACGCAGGCCTGATAGCGGCGGGCAGTGCGGCGGAATGCAGGCACAAAACAATGTCGGTGCCGGGAACTTGCAGAACGCCCGCGATGGTGACGGGGTAGGCGGTGCCGTCGGTTCCCGCCACGGTGAACGTGCTGGATGTGCCCGGCGCCGTATGGGCGGCGGTAATTGAGAACCACGGCGACACGACGGTGAAGTTGAATCCCCATCGCCGGGCCGACGTTGTTGGACTTGGCGGAAATGCTGGTGAGGTTGGCGGTGGAGAACAGGGACGAGTTGCGGATGTAGGAGTCAGCGGTGTAGTTATCGGTGGAGAAGATCGGCTCCGGACCCGTGCGTCCCTGCGATGGCCGCGAGGACGGCGGCGTTGATGATGGTGGCGAAATCAGCCATTTTCTACTCCTGAGTTACTTAATCGCGAACCATGCAAAAATGCCAGCCGATACCATGAGGGCCAAGGCCATGGCCGCACAAACGACCATGCCCAAACATCCGGCCACGGGCATGGCCCCTGTACTTTTCTGGCGTCCACTGGCGACGGCGAGGACGGTACAGGCTGTGGCCAGAGTGAAACATGCAATGGAGAGGATGGAATAGATCATGGTGCCGCCTCAAATTCCACGATGATTGGGGTGTATTGATTACTTCCCCTTACTGACGCAACGACAATCTCGATGACCCGTGGGTCGTGAGCTACCGAATTGTGATTTGTGTTTGAAATTACGGTGTTTGCCACGCCGATAACATTGGCTTGGGGAAAAATACTGGATGTAGGTTTTATCACTACCGCCGGACAGTTCGGGCGAGGTTTATCTACCCAGACGGGGGAGATGATTGCAACCCCAACACACCTTTGCCCGAGAGCGGAGGCGGTATGCAAGCACGTATCCACCCCCAGCGAATGCCCGGCGATGTAGACGGCGGCGTCGGCGGGCTGAGTGGCGAGGAACTCCCAAATCCCCTTGCCCTCAAATTCATTCCAGCCGCCGTTGTCAAACACCGTCACGCCGGGGACTGCCCGCACCGCGTCAATCAGGCCGGGCTTCTTCCACCAACAGATGCCTGTGGCGCGGAGTTGGCTTCCCCCAAGCCCGCCGATAGGGATGAACAGAACGGGTGTCACGGCTTGGCCTCCGGTGGGGGCGAGTTCGACGCCGCCTGATTGCTGGCCCGGCTGTGCCAAAAGTCGGCGGCGAACACTACGGCGGCGAGCAGGCCCTCAACGATGGCCTGGGCTTGGGAGCCGGAACTCTCGGCGGCGACGCCGTGGGCGGCGAGGAAGCCCGCCAAGGCTTTGAGCGCCCATGAGGCGATGTAGCGGGTCCAGAAATTCAGAATGAAGGCTTTCCACGATTCGTAGCTCATGTTCGATCCTTTTACCTCAAAACCCGATCACCGAAAAAGCAAGGCCGATAGTGGCCGTCAACACGGCCTTAATCATTTGCTGGCCCAGTTGTTGCGAGTCATACGACGCCTGCGCCATCTCCTTGAACATCGCCTCCAGCGCCACGCTTTCCGCCGCCAGTTCATCGCCGGTCATTTGGGCATGGATCTCGTCCAGCTTCGCCGGCGTGATTCCAGACAGGCGGGCATAGAGGGCGTCAAGGCTGCCGTTGGCGGTGTCGATGATGATCTTGACGATGCCGGGGGACCACGCGGAAGCGAGGGGCCGGTACGCGGCGGGGAGTTTGGCGATAAGGGCGGTCATCTTGGTGAGCATGACGGCGTCCAAGGTCGGGGGGAGTACGGGGTCAGGCATGGGAACTCCTTACGGTGAAGGTTGGGTTGTGGGGCTTCGGCCATTGGCCCAGTCAGAAAAAAAGCTCCAAGTGTTCGCCTCAGACTGGGTGTAGGTTTTCAGGTAGGCCGGCACGGCGGAATCGGCGGCGGCGGTTTTGGCCATAGCACGGGCGTTTGCCGCCTTGGAGTCGATCAGGGCCGCGTCCTGGGGCCGGACAAACGTGCAACAGGTCATCGTCAAGGCCAGGGCCAACAGGTACAGGCTTCGCATGGGTAAACTCCTCAGAAAGTTCGCGGACGGCCAATTTGAGCTTCCGCAGAAATTCGCGTTCCGCCGGGGTGATGTCCGGCACGTCGATCATCATAGAATACCCCTTACTTCGGGGTTGTGTCCAACTTTTTTGCAATATCCATCGCGTGTTGTCGGGCGGTGTCTGCCGCTATCCGAGCCTTCCTCGCCTCCAAAGCCGCGAAGACCGCTGCGATGGTCGGGGCGATGGAATAGGCCACGCCGGAGATGATTGCAACCAGAACGGCGGCGGCCATGGTTACGGCCTCCCCGGTTGCGTCGCGGATATCGGCGGCGGCGTCACGGGAGCCACACCGAGCCGCTCCATCAATAACCACTGGTCCTGCCGCATGTATTGCATCTGCTTTTCGGTGGCGTCGACGTTGGCTTCGCACTTCGTCAGCCGCCCCTCATGTACCGCCAATTGCGCATCTTGGTCGGTCTGCCCCTTCCAGAGCCAGCCAGCCACGGAAATACAACCGATGGCGATGGTGTAAGTGCCAATTTTGAGGACGTGGCCGAACACACGGATTCGGACGGGGCTTTCGTCGGTCGATTGCTTTCGGTCGGCGAGGATTTTTGCGTCGGCGGGGGTCATGCGTGCCTCAAAAGTTCGACGGTCAGGGGGGCATCAAAGGGTTGCTAATTTCCACGGTGATGTACTTCAAGTAGAAAGTCCCATTCTGGTAGGAACTCCGCGAAACGCCGATTATTTTGATGGGAGAATCCAGTGGTCCAACATCAGTGACAGGCGAGAACGCGGTTGAGTTGTCACCCACCGCGTTAAATTGCGAAATAGGCCATGTGCCGGGGGCTATGTTAAAATCGTAATTTCCAACCTGATAGACGAAAAGGGCATAGGCTCGGTCGGATGTTTTGCCACACTCCAACACGAGCGAAGCCGAAGCCTGCCCGTTAGTGGTATCGGTAATATGGATTTCTCCTTCCATCCTCCAAGCTATCACCGAACTACCGTTATTTCTGCTATCGAACGCACATATCGGCGCGGCGAGGGTCAATGAGCCATACTGAATGCCCAATTCCGCCAGCGTGTAGATGGGAGCCGTGGCGGTATTGGCGTCCACGGTCAGCGTGCCCCCAGCGGTCAAACGAATGACGGCACCGTTGGTGAAGCCACCGCACGTGTATCCGGGGAAGTCTCCACTAAAGGTGCCGTAGAGCGTCGGATGGAAATAGTCCAATCCTTCTGTGAAGTGCCCATCATAAACAAGAACCGATCCGCTCGCCGCCAAGATGCTCGTGGTGCTAATGCTCGTGGTTCCCGTGGTTCCAGAGGAGGAGAGGCCGCCGAATAGGATCGCAAGGCCCCCGGTTGTCCCGCCGTTGACGATACGGTACATGGTGCCGTAGCTGCCGGCGCTGCCGCTTACACCGGGGGCGAGCGTGCAAGGCCCCATCGGAGACGCGGCCCCCTGCACCCATCCCCCCGCATTGTCGGGCAACGCGTACTCCCAGTTCCATTGTGTTGCCGCCCCCGTGCCGCTGGCCACGGTCAGGAGCTTGCCGAACCCAAGGCATACCGGCGCCTGCACCGGGCCGATGGGGGACGGCAACGGCTTTTGAAGATGGCGGTTTGCGGTAAGAATGGTAAGGTTGTTTCTCATTGGAAAATCGGGAGACTCGGATAAAACGCAGTATCCAACAAACGCTGAAAGGTTATTAAATCAATAAGTCCGCTGGTTGTACGGTTCACTTCCCCGGCAGTCACCCTCGCGGCCAAAGCGTCCGATCCTACATGCCATAGACCAAGAGGAGAGCCCCCCGTATAAGTTTTGTCTGTGCCGCCAGACGCCCATGCCGCTGACGGTACGCCCTCTTTAAGCGGAACATCCGGCCCACACAAAGCGCCCCGGTTGAATATCTGTGCGAGAGAGACTGCGTTGCTTGGCAAATCTTGCCACCACGCCCGCTGCCCTTCGTCAATATCTACGGTGTCGAATCCGGTTTCTCGCCACTCAATCGTGGTGAAAATCTTCACCATCGTAATTGGTAAAGTCGAGGTGACAACCGCAGAAAAGCTGGACGTTCCTCCCGTAAAAGTATCCCCGGCATGGATGCCACCACTATAATTAACGAGAGTGAAAGCTGATTGCGTGCCGATGGTGGTTAGCGTTCCGAAATACCCAGTGGCACTACCCCCGGTGATAAAATCCCCATAGTTGGCGGAACCGGAAATTGTGGCGGGGATGGTTATGCAAGCGGCAAATCCCGCCGCCGGACCAATCGAAATTACTCTCGCCTCCCTCGCTCCACAAAGGCCAATGCCGGGAATGACGACTGGGGCCTTGTTGAGTTTGCCAAACAGGGGTTTATAAAGGTCTCCATTAAATCCCGGTTTCCACATGGAAATGGTGACTTTGATTCGGCTTCGTTCGGTAATGCCCGCCGGGGATTTTTGATCGCCCGCGCTGTTAATGATGGGCTTCCCATATTGGTCCACTTCGCACGGTTCTTGATAAAAGTCGGGGACAAGTGATTCCACGCGAGGGGGAAGCAGCAACAAATCGGCGGCACTTGATGTATCCGCCGGCACGCTGCCGCTGTCGGTCTGCGCGTAGTCCACGGCGAAGCGATAGAGGCTGTTGGGCGATGCCGCGTCAATGCACCGATGCCCCACCACGGTCAGATTTGAGTAGGTCGGATGGGTTTGGTTCGTCGGGTAAGCGGTGCGGAGGGCATTGAAAAACTGATCGTAGCTGGCGGTCCCGCCATTGGCCCGCACGCTGAAAATGGGAGCATCTTGCAACACGCCGAACGCGGAGTGAAGCGTCGGCAATAGTGGGTTGGCGGTGATGACGAAAGTGACTGGCATCAGTTATTCCCTCTGTTGGCCCATTCCTGCGGGTGATCCATTATTCAGCGAGTCCAGAATTTGCTTGAGGAGTGATTCGATTGTCGCATTGTCACCCATCGCGCCCCGGTGGATGTTCCATGCCTCCTGAGCGTTGGCCCCGTAGCCTTTTGTGCCGGGCGCAAGCCCCGACGCCCCCGCCAACGCCAGCGGACCCGGCCCGGTGCCAGTCGCAATCGCCATTTGGTTCGGCGACATCGCGAGCTTCATGTACTGGTCCAGTATCTCCGTATCGCCGCCTATCGCCTTCAACTGCTGGCGAGTGGTGTAGTCAAACTGCCCCATTTGCAACTGGTACGCCAGCTTGCGAGAAGCGTCGGAAGTACCCATCGCGCCGATGCGGCCGCCCAACCCCGTATTCATGCTCTGGACCTTGTTCTGGTCCTCCATTTTTAAGTTGGCCAGTTGATCCTGTGCAATTTTCACACGGTCAGATTCGTCTTGTGTGAGTGCCGTTTTCTTTTCTTTTGCCAGGTCCAAAATGCTTTGATAGGCGTGCTTTTGATCGGCGCGAGCCATCACGTCTAATTGGTTTTCCGATTGTTCAAGCATCCCCTTGTCGCCGCCCAAGCCATATTTGGCGTTGAAACTGGACCATCCCATCACAAACTTGTGCCAGCCGCCCCGCAAAACGCCATTGGCTGCGTCCAGTTGATCTTCGGCATTTCGGCTGAGCTTTTCGTAATTGGCCTTGATTTTGTCCTGACTTTGCTGCAACTCGGATTTCCCGGAAAACTGCAAGGCCCGTATTCTCGCCGCCTGCGTTTGCACGCCGCCGGAAACGCCCAACGCTTCCGACTGATATATCTTCTCCTGCATGGATCGGCGGTCCAGTGTCATCGCCTTTATCATGGTGAAGCGCTGGCGGGACAGTTCGGATTCAAGCTTTTCTTGATGCTCGCTGAATTGGGCCTTTGCCTCATCGCCAGTAAAAATTTCCCGGATGTTCCGCCCCAATTCCCAACCCTCCCCAATTCCAAAGGGGAGTGAGCCCATCATCCCTTCCACCGTATCGCCCATCGTCTGCGTTCCCATGCGCATCCCGGTGACGTTCTTTTTGACCGACTCCGAAAGCCCTTTGAGTTGGCCCACCACCGATTGAATGATCGAAGCCCCCAGCCCCACACCCGCCATTTTGAGCAAGCCTTCCGGCCCCCCCTTGAGCATGGACTCAAACGTCGTCGCGCCTGATACCCGCTCCTCCCCGCGCATGGTCTTGAGCCGCCGGGTGAAGGATTCAAACCCGCTGGCGCTTTCATCTTTCGCCTTGATTTTCCAAGTGATATCAGGCACGGGCAAATCTCCGATACAACGTCAACGCCTCAAGCAACGCTGCGGGCTGATTCAAGCGGCCCCGTTGGCCGTCCGGGTAGACCTTGAACTCCATCCATTCCTCCGCGCACTCACAAAACTCCTGCAAGTCTGCGGGGAAGCGGTTCGGGCATTCGGTCAACATCCATTCACCTGTACCCCGGCAGATCGGGCAGTGGTCGTTTCCCCGCGCGGCACACACCGGGCAGGAAAAAGTGTGCGGGCTTGCTACGCTGGGGAGGTCGTCGCCGCACTTGCCGTTCCTGCATCCTTTGCAGAGTCGGCCAGCCCGGATGAGGGCGGCAACTTGGATTTTTTTGCGTCATCGTATCCCAGCTTGGAATTTTTGAGAATCTCATCGGCCAGGTCGTCAATTTCGCCATCAACCAGGTCATCCAGGGACGCCCCCGCCGGCATATTGTGCAAGGCCACAACGTGCGGGGCGATAGCGGCGACAATCCGCGTGCGGTGTTCGTCCAGCGTTTCTTTGCGGAAGGCGGTGGCGGCGTTGAGTTCGGTCCACGACTTTTGCGAGAGGAACCGAACCTCAAATTGCGGATCAATCGGCGCAGGCACAGTGAAGAAGTCGCCGGCCTTGAGCCGCGAATTGTCCAGCGGCAACGCCACGCGGCCCGTGAATGTAGTGGAAAGTGAAACAGGCATCGGGGAATCCCTTACGTGAATGCTATTTTCAGGCTGTTGTTGAGGATCGAAAATTCCAGCGGAGTCGTCAAGAGTTCATCCCGTTCGTCCTTGCCGGGCGCGGTTTTCTGGACCATCACGCCAGAAATGGTGATGATGTTCCCGGCCACGGTGCCGGCGACGGCCGTAAACGTGTGGCCGGTGCCATTGCTGGTCCAGTCCGCGATCCAGTCGGTATTGTCCTGCAAGGGGTCAATCTTGAGTGACCATTCCGGCTTCTTGAGCCACGCGTTGAGGACCGCCCCCTGCGTGTTCGGCTGCGCCACGAGGACCACATAATCGCCGCCATCGATGGCGACACTGGGGAGCGCGATCGCCGAAGATCCATCCACAGTAAAGGAATTGAACACCGGCGGAAGCGTCGTTTCGTAATTTACGCCCGTAGGAAGGCTGCCGGGGCTGCCACCGTACACACCGGAATACCGCAGCGAGGCCATGATCGGCATCCCCGCCGTCAGTTGCAGGGACAAGGCCCCCATCGCCCCAAAGGCGCCATAGCCGAGCGTCGAACCCTTCTGCGTAAACCAGAGGCCGGCGGTGATGGTCTGCCAGGAGTTTGCGGTGGCGCCCGCCGAAATCACATCACAAAACTGGTAGGTGCCGGCAGTGGCGGTCAAGGCGAACCCACAGGAGGGCAACAGGATCGCGGGGAGGACGCTGGAATTATTGTACATCTCCCAATCAAAAGAGATGGCCCCACTGTACGCCCCCACCACGGCCCCGAGGTTGCCCAAGCCGGTGCCGGCAGGGATCAAGGCTGAAGCCCCAATCGGGACAATCTTGGGGTTCATCACGCGGAAGGCGCAATCCGCCGCCGCCAACGTGGCCTTGGTGCCGACGGAGATCTCGCTCTTGGCCCCGAATGTGTAGAGGCGGCGATTGTAGGGAATGAGTCCAGGCATGGTTTATCCTTTCGTGTCGGGGTCGTTTTGGGCGGTGCGGTAGATCACATCAAATTCGAGAGTGAAGCCGGCCCCGCGGCCTTGTCCCCAGGACCAGCGGGAATAGGTGAAGCAGAGCGTGTTGTCTGCATAGCCGTTGCGTGTGACGTTGGCGAGGTTGGTCCCGCGCAGTTGCTTGATGGCCATCTTGAGTGTCTTCTCGACCATCGTGGACAATGTGAGGGCGGCCGCGGCGTTCTGGTAGCCGGGAGTCCCGACGTAGCAGAGCCCGGCACATTTGAAGTGCTGCATGAACTTGTCATAGTTCACGCTTTGCTCGCCCTCCAGCGCGCCGGTGGGCATCTGAATAACGACGCTAAGGCCCTTGGGCGAAACCCATTCCGCTTCCGGGTCGGGCGGGAAGTTGAGGACCGCATAGTCGTCGCGAAGCACGGTCGAGGTCGTGAACCCCGCGGCACTACCCGCCGCCACAATGTTTGCCGCCACATCTTGAATGATCCGGTCCAGAACGCTATCGGCTGTTGATACCACGGTCTGAATGACCTGGACGATGGTGTCGGCGGGGGCGGCGATTCCTTCTGCGTAGGCGAGCGTGGCCCACGCCTGCGCGATGGACAGGCCGGTATTGGAGTTGTTGCCGTTGACGGCGTCGACGTAAAAGGTGCTCATGCCTTCACCCCCAGGGCGCGATTAGCCCCGTTGGTCAACGCTTTTTCAAACATCTTTTGCAGAAACGCGGTTTCATCGGGGATGATGTCGGGCTTGTTGGCCAGGACGGTACTCATCATGATCGGCCGCGCCCGATGCGTCGGCTTGCGCATACGCCCAATATTGCCCTTGTAGTGCCCCACGGTCTGGCGCCGGGATGGTGCGTCCACGTCGCGAGAGAACACCGCCAAGAGCGGATGCCCGCCCTTGTGACCAGTGTTGCTGTCGTTGTCGGTGAAACTTTTCCCCTTGAAGGCGTTCGGAACCACCACCGTCATGCCACCCTTGACCACTTCGACCACGTAATTCTTGTTGGACCATTGGCCCTTGAAGCTCGTCAACTCTATCGGCTCATCGTAAAGCGTGATCGTGGCCACGTTGGGGCTTTCACGCTTGTACAGCACCCGCCGCTTGATGATGGTCGGCCAGCGCACCGGCAGAATTTTCATCAACCGATCTACCAGGTGCTTGCGGCCGGTGGAGTTTACGGTCTTGATGGCTTTGTGGACGACATCCTCCAACAGCGCGGGGTATCCCTTGAGACGCCTTTCCACGTCTGCAATCGCCGCCGAGCCATCGAGTTCGTAAATCACAAAGACACCTTAAGATTCGTATGCACGCGGAACCGGGACTTGGACGAATCGGTCCACTCCCACACTTCGCGGAGGTCGTTGGCGCGGGCTTCGTAGGTCTGCGTCTTGCCGCCGATCAACGCCAGAATCGTATCGCCGCGCTGGGGGTATTGCTGGACGCCCCCGGAAACGAAATCAGAGGCGGTAATGGTAAAGTCCACCGCGAAATAGGACACGATGACCTCGCCGGAATCGAGGGTGCGAGTGGAGGGGCCGATGGTGGCAACCAAGGAGAGCGTGGAGCCCGTGGCGTTGATCGGCGTGTAAGCGACCAGCGAGGCGGCGTATGATTTCATGCGCGCCGCCAAATACTGCATCCCAGTTTGGAGCCGATCCGCCATGTTTACTCCACGCGGTAATTGATCACGTCGTTGCCGACGCCCTTGAGGTACAAGAGTTTGGAATTGTCCACATGCAGATAGGTGTCGCGGCTGCCGTCTGCGGCGATCCAGTCCTTTTGGTTGGTGGAGTCAAACCCAAAGAATATCGGGGCCGCGTTGGTGGCGGTGCCGGCGGTCGAGACGGGGGCCATGAGGCGAATCCGTTTGCATGGGATGCTCGCCCCGCTTTCGATCTGCTGGACCTGGCCGGTCATCGTAAGGCTGCCGGATTTGAGGCCGGAACTGGCCATATCGACGGTTTCAAGTGAGCCGGGCATGGGTGCCCCCTTTCAGAAGTTGCGCCAGAAAGAAAAGGGCCGCCGCCATGTTCCAGACGGCGGCCCCACATCCAAGGAAACCCAAGGGAACTTACGAGGGGAGCAACGGATTGGAAAACCAGACGGTGGCGCTCGACGCCAGAATTGTCGGGCAAGTGTACGCGGCCAGGCTGAGCGACCCGGCGCCGTTGATGGTCGCGCCCGCTTGTGGGAACACGATCAGCGCTGACGCCGCGTTGTTCTTGACGGTGAGCGAGCGACCGGCCACGGCCACGGGGAGGGCCACACACTTTGTGCCATCGGCACCTGCAACCACGTTGAACCCGGTGGCCAGCGCGGCGGCGTTGGCGAGGCTGCTGGCGGTGCCGGTGGCGGTGATCGCGGAGACGGGGGTGGTGGTGCCAGTGGTGGCGGAATCGTTGGCGACAGCCTCCATCTGGACCTTCACCGACGTATCGGCGGTGGCGGCGGTGATTTCCACCTTGCCGAGGTAGGTGTTGCCGGTGGCGGTGCCGGTGGTGACCTTGTTCGTCGCGTCCCAGTAAGCTTTTGTGCCAGCGGCCATGCCGCCATCCGAAGCGGCCTTCGGGAAAATGAAGCACCCTTCGATGCTCAGTGCACCCTGCTCGCCCACAGCGATATCGCGCAGCGCGACGCCGGGGAGATTGTTCTGCACCACGACGTAGCCGGCGAGAACGCCGCCGCCGGTGGTACTGCCCTGGGTGCCGTTGCCGTAGTCGGTCGCGGCGGCGGGGGTGAAGTCCACGGTGTTTCCACCATGCAGGAAAGTCACGAGCGGAGTCACGAGGGATTCAGCGGGAGACGGTCCATAGTTCGGCATGATATGCCCTTTCTGTTTGCTGCCGCCTGGGTGCCCACCCGCCAACATGACGGGAGTCATTCGCCCCACCGGCACGGCCTCTCATTCCCGCGCGGGGAACAAGAGGGCGGGCCGGTGGGATACCGGCTCGCCCGAGGGTTATGCAGTCGCTTTGACGATGCTGCGCTGTTCGGCGAGGTTCGCGCCGAAGTCGAGGAAGCCGCGGAAGGCGATCCCGAGCCGGTCGAAGTGCATCTCGTCGCGTTCGACGATGGGCATCTCGGAGCCGTTCAGGAACCCCGCTTCAATCGGGTAGCAGGGCTGTTGCGATCCGGCGCACAGATACCAGGTGCTGTTGCTGCCGGCGTTGGCGGTGCTGACGCCCGTAGCCGCAATGACCTGGGCGGCGGTGAGCGCCGCGAGCCAGTTCGAGCAAACCGGCTTGAAACGGCCGGCGAGGGTGTTGGCCTGCGGCACGCCACGGCCAGCGGTCGCCGCGGCACCGGTGGTGGTGATGGACGGGATGAGGTATTGGCTCTGGTAGAGCTGCATGGCCAGGTTCTTGATGCCGGGGGGCACCAGGAGAATCTCCGGCACGCCGCCGAAGGGCAATCCATAGGGGTCGGTCTGAGCCATGAAGGCCGCTTCCGCTGCTTCCAGGGTCAGCATGGACAGAACCGACGTGGTGATCAGATTGGGCTGCATGAGGGCGCCCGCGGTGGTCACCGCGCTGGAGGTGAAGAACGCGGTGGAGCGGTCGGACTGGAGGGCGAGGATGAGGAGGCCATAGATGAGCTTGGCCACGCTGATGCCGGCCCCGCGCCCGAACAGCGTCGGGATGGTGGACATCGCCGACAGGTCGTCGTTGATGATGTCCTTGCGGGTGAGCGCGAACATGATCGCCTTAGTGTCGGCCTGGAGTTGATATGACTGCTCGCCGATCTTGCCGCTCTGGATCTCGCCCGACTGGCCGAGGGTCTGGAATTCCAGATTGCCCGCGAGGCGGACGCGATAGTGCGGCTTGAAGTCCTGCACCGGGCCGCGCTTGGTGAACTGCTGCCAGGCCACCTGCGAACTGCCGGCGGGAGCGCAGAAGTCGGGATCGACGGCGGTGTAGCTGTCGAGGAGGAACTTGTTCATGAGGTTGGAGAGGATGACGGGGAGGCTGAGCGTCGAGAATTCGGCGGTCAGCGCCTTGTAGGCATCCTCGGCGTTGTGCGGGAGGTTCAGGCCGGCGAAGGCCGCGGTCAGACGCATGAGACCCATCGGTCCCAGGCCCTTGCCGAAGCGCGCCATCGCCTTGTCCGCCATCTCCACGACGCGAACGCCGTAAGCGGGGTTCTTGGCGAGGGCGTCGGCGGAATAGCCCGCGGAGATGAGGCCCGCGGCCTCGATGACGGCGGCGTGATCGTTGCCGATCCGCCCACCACCCGTGGCGATCTGGCGACCGCCACGCTGCGACGGCACTTCGATCATCTGCAAGCCGTCCTTGGGTATGGCGGCGCTGGCGACGATGCCGGCGGGGGCGGTGCCCTTTTCGGCGGTGCGTTCAGCCCGCATGACAGCGACTTCCGTCTTGTCGAGGGTCCAGCCTTCGGAGACGGCTTGGGCGGCGATTTCGGGGAAGTCTTTTGCGGCCTTGCGCACGTCGGCGAGGCGCTTGTCCTCGGCGGCCTGCAGCGCCCGGTAGGCTTTGATGGCCGATTCGTTGTCGGCGGCGGCGGTGATCGCCGGGGCGGTCGTGGTCGTGGTGGCGACCGTGCCGCCGGAAGCACTGGCGGAAATTCGATTGAACTCCGCTTCGAATTTGGTTTTCTGTTCCGCCGTCAACTTGGTGGCGTCGAGGGCGTAGGTGGCGGTAAGCCAGGCAGCGAATTCCATGACAATTCCTTTCGCCGCTTCGGCGGCAATTTTGGCCGTGGTGCTGGTATCGGCACCCAACGGAACCAAAGCGATATGGTCACACGTCACCGCACGCGCGACGACGCAAGGCCCGGTAACGGGCCGACCGTTGACTTTTGCCTCCACACCTTCCGGGATGAAGTCGATTTTCGAGGGTTGGGCGTTGATGGACGCCTGAAATTTGAATCCGTTTTTGGCATGGGCCATCGCCGACTTGCACATTTCGGATTCGCCAGTGATTGGCCCGCACGCCTCAATCTCCCCCGTGGCCTGATCCACAGTAAACCCATCGGTCTGCCCGATAAGTTGTTCCATTTGATTTGCCGGGGAGTCCCATGATTGGCAGTGGCCAACGTAGATCGGGAGGTTCGACGCAGCGGCTTTGATGCCAGTCCCATCCACGATGACGGGGAATTTGTAGCCGTTGAGTTTCATCGGCCCGCCGTTGTAGGCGGTGATGTTGAAGCGGGCGGTGGGGGGATTGCCCTTGGCGTCCCGTTGCTTCTTTCCGTTGGGCGCGTTGTCCACGCCGGTCTTGGGTGCGGTCTTGTCATCGTTCCCGTCCGGCACGTCCAGCGCGGCGGCGGGGTTGGGGGCGGCGATGGCGGTAAGGGTAAATTCCGCTTCCCAGTTGGCGGTGATCGGCTCGCCTGTGGGCGCGGACGCGGTGATCGCGTTGAGTCTGCGTTGGCGGGCGCGTACTTTTTCGGCGTGAGTCATTGCGTCACCTGTATTTCTTCGGTCGAGTGTTCCGCACCAATGCCGCGAGGAGAATTACCCTTTTGAATATCCTCGCGGGTGTTCTTAACGATGGATGCCGAGGCGGTGGCCTTTTGCATAGCCCCTTGTCCAGGCTTGACCGTGGCGGCGGGAGCTTTACGGGGAGCGGGCTTCGCGGGCGACTCCGACTTGTCAGCTTCACCGGCGCTTCCCGCCTCATCCGCGGCGTCCACCGGCTCGGTGCCAGAGGAGGCGAATATCGACGTGCGAACCATCGTTTGAAATTCGGCAACCGTCACGCCCAGAGACCGTGCCGCAGCCCCAAAAGACTTCAACCAATTCTTGCCCTTGGCGGCATACTCGGCCGGGATCGTGGTCAGACCGTCCTTGAGCGACGTCGACTTGGCCGCGGCGAGCTTGAGCGGATCGCCGAGTTCGTTGGAGTCCCAGAACCATGTGTGTGCCAGGTCGGTGATGGTGCGGAGTGTCGCCGGCAGGAATGGCGAGCCCAGGTCGCCGTTGCCATCGCGGACGCGCACGCCCTCCCTGATCCAGTCCGCCAGGAGATTGTCGAGGATGAGGCGGTTGGCTTCCTCGCGCTCGATCTCCCGGGTGCGGAAGTAAATCTTGTGGTCAAGCTGGCCGCTGGCAAAATTGCTGCCGGAGGAATCTGCCAGGACGACGTTGAGCGGAACGCACTCGCAGCGCCCGATCTCCCCGCAGACTTCTCGTTTGAATCCGGGATATTGCTGCTGCGGGTGCTGCGGCTGCATCTGGTTCGCGTCGTAGCCTTCCGGCAGGAACATCATCGCCCGCCGATGCAGGTCCATCGTCGAGAAGGCGGCGACCGCCTCGGGGTTGTCGATGGTGTTGCCTGAGGAGTCCATAAACTGGGCGCCGGCCTGCGTCTTGACGATGATCGCAAAGTCGGCGGCGGTCTCGGCGGCGTCGAGCGTCGCCTGCGTGTACCGGCGAAGCGTGGCGTACAGAGGAAGCGCCGGGAGGATCTCGGGGAGGCCGCGGTGCTGGCCCGGGCGGTCTTGCCGGAACCAGTGAATGACGAGATCGGCGCTCCAAACGTCATATTCCCAAGGCATCCCTATGTAGCCGGTCGCATAGGACCAGTATCCCGGGTGGATGCGTAAAACATGGTAGGAGACGGGATTGCCGAAATCGTCAAACCTGATTCCGTCCACGCTGGGGGAGAGCAACAGCGAAATGTCCACAAAGCGGACCTGGTCGGCCTCGATGACACGCAGGTCGAGCTTGACTGGCGACTTCAAATTCGGGTTGGTGATCTTGCAGGCGAACGTTTCCCCGTCCGAACGCCGCGCCTTGCGCATGGTGCGGAGCTTGCCGGGCAGGTCGATGAGCTTGGTCCACGCCCGGAACTTCTCCTCCACATCCGCCCGTTCATCCTCGGAGAGCCGGTCGTCGTCGATGTGGAGGCGGGGGCCGGTGCCAACAAAGTCGTTGGCGATGGTCTCGCCGACGCCCATCGCATAACAGTTGTTGGCGATCTCATAGCGTGCCCGGTTGCGGAGCGTGTAGCGGATCATGGGGTTGGCCGCGGCGTCGGCGGCCAGGCCGTCGGCCATTGCCCAGTGCGCTCGGTTGTCGTCGGTGGTGGTCGCGGAATCGAAGCGGGCACTGATCGGCTTGCCTGCCATCTGATCGGGCGACCGGCGGCTCTGCCCCAGAATGCCGGCACCATACGCCCGCCCCATGAGTTGCCGCAGCTCGATATCCTCGGCGGCCCATTGATCGCGGCGCGCCGTCATCTTGCGGTTCATCGCCTCGGCCATCTGCGCGGCGAGCTTGCGGTGCGACTGCTTGACCTTGCGGGCGTTCCACATGCGGCGAATGGATTGGAGGCCGAACATCACATCCCCCCTTCGCGGCCGCAGCCATACGGCAGGACGGCACCGTGGGGCCGGAGCTTGGCAAACGAGAGGCCGGCACCGCGCTGGTTGGTGCGGGCCCGGGTGGACGCCAGGAACTTAGCGGAGGCAATCTGTGATGGGAGAGAATGTTCGGCGGTGCCCTCGTTGGCGTTGTGGACGCTGGCGGGGCCAGAAGTCGAGTCGGCAAGCGCTTTGAGAAGGTCGGCCATGCGTGCGAGTCAATCACACGCCACGATTCGCGTCAAGAACTATTCGCTTGGGTGGATACTTTAGTATCACATATAGGAATTTCTCCCCGCAGTTTTTCCTCATCCCACACAAAATCCACGTCGACGGCCCGGGCGTTGACCCATGTCGTCTTGCCCGCCCCCGGTGGACCGCAGACGATGTAACGCTCGCCGCTCATCGCTCCTCCGTTCTCCACCTGGTGCCGCAAGCCATGCAAACGCGGTAGCGGCGTATCTCGCCCGGTGCCGGCCTGGTGGTATCGACATGCGAGCGCCGGCACCAGCACCGCGGGCAATGCAGGCCGATCGGCTCGCCCTTCTCCCCGCTGGCGTCGGCCGCGATCTCGGCCGCGGTGCGGAACGTATGCTCCACTTTTTCTTTCGCCTTCATCGAACACCCGCCATTTCAGACGCCGAACGCAAATGCCGTTTCAAACCCATCACCCGCGGCGAGTCGCCAGCGGTGTTGGTCGCAGACTTGCAGCCCCGCATGGACGCAGCCACCGTGGCCAGGACCAGGCAATCGAACCAGTGATTGTCGGGCTTGCCGGGCATGACCTTGTATTCACAGACGATCCGTCCGTTGGCGAATACCTCGTTGAAGAACTCGGCACCCGCAACGTGGTCGGCGAACTGTTCATGGTCGCCCATCGTCGCCGGCGTTCCGTAGAGCGTCAAAGCCCCGCGGGTGCCCGGCGCCACCGCCAGCGACCGATGCACGAACGTCTTCCAGTAGTTTGTATCGATGCAGACATGCGGGTATTCGCGCGTGCCCCGCACCGACGGCACATACCAGTTGTCGCCGAACTTCCACCCCGGCTTGCGCTGAAAAGCGGCGATCGGCTTGTTGGTGGCCCGCAGCGGAAGCCCGCGACTGGCCTGCATGATCGGACTGGCGAGCTTCTTTCGCACGTTGTAGACCAGCGTCGGCTTGTATCCCGAGTCGACCAGCATCGCCTCGATGGCCATCGCGGCCCCCCCGCCACCCTGGAACTCGTGGTGGAGCATCACGCCGCAGAGCCGCTCGAGGCCCGCCTGGATCACCCCGTCCTTGTCCTGGCCCGGGAACTCGCGGCTCATCAAACGCGTCGGCGACGACTGACGGAACCAGCGTGTCGGCTGCTCGGGGAACGTGCCATACTGGATCACTTGGCCCGTAAAGTCGGGTTCCCACGCACAGACGCACCAGTAAAGAATCTCGTCGTGGACGTCGATGCCGCAGGTAATGATGGTCGCCGACGCCGGCACCTGGCCGACGCCGGCTCCGCTGACGCGCTGCACCATTTGGGCGGGCGTGACGCGGGCGCCCGCCAACCGTTCAGACAGTGGAGATTGCTGCATTTCCGCTGCGAACAGGGCGGGGTTGCGTATGTGCCGGTCCATCGCGTGCTGAATCGCCGACAGGTCTGACGGATATTTGCGATGCACCCAAGATATAATGGCGTCGGCGTCCATGCAGGTGTCGCGAATGGGACAGGCGTGGCACGGACGAGCCCGGTCCAAGACCGGTTCGCACTCCGGCAGGCAGCGGTGTTCGGCATACAACGCGGTCGCGTCGGCCACGCGCCCCTCCGAAAGCAATTCCGCATACGTCACCCACCACTCTTGATGCGGCACATCCGCCGGCGTGGCGGCGATGTGGAGCGGGAATTTGACCATCATCGGGGCACGGGTGCCGTTCCACTGCGGCTGCTTGAGGATCGTGTCGGCAACGTCGCCCTCGCGGATGACGGTCACCGCCATCAAGCCGGCCAGTGGAACGCCCGGGGGCCCCATCTCCAATACTGCACCACCCAGCAAGAGCATCCGTTCGGCGGTCTGAAACTCGCTCTTGGCCACCTCATCGGTCTGCGGATCGTCCAGGAGAACCAGATCCGGCCGTAACTGCGTCCCGTCGGCCAGAACCTTGACCTGCCCGCGGATGCCGGCGCCGTCGAGGCCGGTGGCGGTGACCATGCTTTGGGCGCAGCGGCTGCCGGGGATGTCCGGCATAACGATCTCGTCTGAGTTCCACACCATCCGCGTCGGCTTTCCCAAGTATGTCTGGCCGCGCTGGCGGTTGACGATCCTCTCCAACCGCTGGATCGGATAGCACACCTCGGGGAAGTCGGCGGCCAGGAGGGGGTTGGTCTCGATGATCGTCTGGAGGTCGTGACCCATCGCTAGCGACTTGGGCGACGTGGCGGCGATCATGCACACCCACCGCCGATACCCGTACAGCACCGCCCACAGCGTACCGGCCTTGATGAGCGACGTCTTGCCCCCACCGCGGCTCATGGCGATGGCGTAGAGTTTCCCGTCGCGCACCGCCTCCTCAATCCTCCGCATGACATCCAGGTGCGTATGCGACCACGGCCAGTGAACGCCCTTGATGCTAAACATCTTCACCAGGTAGGTTTCAATAAACGCCTTGAGCGACGCCCCGCCCCGGGCCTTGCGGATCGGATCGACCACCGGAGGCATGTGTCCAATATCCCGCCCCAACGCCGACGCCGCGGCGTTCCGTTCCCGCATTATCTCGCGGTGCTTCTCATAGGGGCTTTTGGCCACTCGTCAACTCCACGATCCGCTGTACCGCCAACCGCACCAACTCCACCACCGACGTTTCGGGGGCCGCCAAATTCAATCCCACCAGGTGCGCTCGCACCGCCGCCAACTCCGCTTCCGCCGCCACGTTCGGCACCGCGACAGGTTCCGCGATGTCGTCACCACCACGCAGCCCCATCATCGCGTTCATTTCCTTCTGGATCGAAAACGCCGTCGAACGATCTTTGTCCGCCACCGCCTGCGCGAACAGTGTGCTGAGCCTGGCCACCGAAAGACCCCGCTGCTCGTCGCGATCATACTCTCCGAGCTTCCGCAGCGCGCGCCGCGCCGCGCTGATCATCCGCTTGGCGACTCGCGAATCCAGCCCCAGCCCGTTCGGCTCCGGCGTCATCGCGTAAAACAAGACATCTGCCGGCGTTTTCCCGTTGCACAGCAGAAAATGAATCTTCTTCGCGTTCGTGTCGTTGTCGGTCATTCTTCACATAAATAAACTTTGTGGGTTAATCTGATTCCACGCACGCAGTCCGGCCTAGGGTAGGCCGGCGGGAGTACCTACAGGTTTCTGAATCTTCGCGGGTATGGGGCTTCGCGTCGGTGGATGTGACATGCGGGGGTCTCCTGGCGTGGGGGGGGTCTTGGTGGTTGGATTATGACGCGTTCGCGACGGGTCGTCAATAAGATTCTATTGTGATTCTGTTGCGTATTCGAGGCCTGGTGGTCGCGTAATGGGTGTGCCAACAAAAGGAGTTGCAAATGACAACGATAAAGACCGTGGTGCGAATCAACAATGTCGAGGTAACGCTTACGCGATTGGAGACGAGCGCGGGCCTGGTAGAGGTGGTGGTGCCTGGTGCGTGCGGGGGCGTGTTCGATATGGACGCCGACGACGCGGCCACGTTCGCGGACGCGGTGTCGCTAGCCACCAGCATATACGGGGCAGCGAAGAAGGGGCGGGTCGCCAACTGCTCCAACAGCGAGGTCCATGAGATCTGGCGTTTGATGCAACAGGTGGCGGGCGTGTAAGCGCCACCAGGTCAGGTACCAGCGAGCGACGCAGAACCAATATCCGGTCAAACCCCTTACGAAAGGCAGACCCATGTTTATCAAAGTGAATCACATCACGCAGCGGGACGTGGACCAGTTCATAGAGGCCAGGCACGCCTACCTGGTGGACCTGGCGGTGGTGGTGCCCGAGGGCAATGCGGCAACGATGCTGGAGAAGCCGGCGCGAACCGACGACGCGGTTATGCTGGCGCTGATCACGGGGGCGGCTTACTACTGCAACCTCCGCGACGACCTGCGACGGCAGCATGCGGGCAAGTTCGCGGAAGGGGGGCGGTCGTGACTCTAGGACAGCAGATATCCTCGTTGATGGCCCAGGCGACGCGAGCCGTGCGGGTCAACTCGTATCACGTGGGCCGGCGGGAGTTGGTGCTGCGGTATTTGGATCGCATGCAGATTAAGCCGTGGCAAGACGCCGCCGGCAAACGTGAATTTATGGACCGCTTTTACCAGGAGCACAATCGTGAACATCCAGCCGTTTAGGTGTGGCATCAACTATCGTCTGCAAGGCATCACCAGCACCAACGAAGAGATCACCGACGCCATCCGCGACAACCTCTCGCCCGAGGCGGTCGCGATCATCGTCGCCTACCTGCAGCCGGCCACCAGCACCGACAAAGACGCCAACCGCGAGGTTGCTTGGTTCCGCGATCAGCTTGGCGCGATCCTGGGATCGCAATTCAACATCATTGCAGACTCGATCGGCCTCTGACGGCAACGCCCCGACCGCCTGGGATCGCCCGGGCGGAAGGGGCTGGGCCGATAGAGTCCAGATACCACCACCCATTACCCAAGGAGATCACAATGGCCCACGAAATCACATCCACCGATCAAGTCGTCCTGCATCGCGAGAAGGCATGGCATGGCCTGGGTATCGTCGTCCAGGACGCCCCGACGCCCACCGAGGCGCTTCACATCGCCCATCTCGACTGGACGGTCGAACAGTGGCCGCTGGTGGCAGTCAACGAAGGCGGCGCCCGCATGGCCGTCCCCAGCCATTTCCTCAACGTGCGGTCCGACACCCAATCGCACCTGGGCGTCGTCGGCAAAGGCTACCGGCCGGTCCAGAACATCGAACTGGCTGAGTTCGCCGAAGCGCTGGCCAAACAAGGCGACGTCGTCCGCTGCGAATCCGCCGGCTCGATCCGCGGCGGACAGAAGGTGTGGTTCCTCCTCAAGGGGCAATCATTCAGCGTTCGCCACAAGGACGATGAGGTCATTCCGTACATCTGCATCTCTAACGGCCACGACGGCACCGCCGCGGTGCGGGCCACGCCCACGACGGTGCGGGTGGTCTGCTCCAACACGCTCCACATGGTGATCCCGCAAGACGATCGGCGAACGGTGCGGACCAGCGGCGGGGCCTTCGTGATCCAGCACTCCGGCGACATCAAGGCCAAGGTCGCCGAGGCCCAGGAGGCACTGCGAATCTACGAACATGCCGCCAAAAACACCGAGGCGTTGATCGGCACGCTCGCCCACAAGAACGTCACCGCCGAACAGGTTCAGGCGTTCTGGCTGGACGTCTACCAGCGCCAATTCGGCGCGGTATCCGCCACCCCCGCCACCGACAAGCAGACCAAGCACCGCGAGGCGGCCCTCGAGGCGATCGGCACCATGGGTAACAACTTTGACCGCGACCGCAAGCTGACCGGAGCAACGGCCTGGGGTGCGCTCAACGCCTACACGCATTGGGTCCAGCACGACCGCCAGATCCGAGGCAAGGACGAAGACGCCCGCGAAGAACGACGCGTCCACGAAAACCTGTTCGGCGCGAATGCCGAGCGCAGCGGGATTGCCTTCCAGGCCGCGTTGGAAATGGCATAACGCCACGCCCCCCAGGTCCGCGCCGCTTAGCGGGCGACGCGGGAATGCGGGGCCGGGTGTACCGGAACCGGAAACCACCATCCAAGGAGCGAACCATGTTATTGAAAGACGTACAGATTGGCGGAACGTACAAGGCCAAGGTGACCGACAAGGTGGTCACGATCCGGCTCGACGCGGAGAACCCGCACGGCGGATGGGACGCCACCAACCTGGCGACAACCGAAGGCCCCCAAGGAACCCAAGGTCAAGAAGGTCAGCGGCCTGGACGCCGCCGCCCAGGTCCTGGCCGACAAGGGCGAACCCATGACCTGCAAGGACATCGTCGAGACCATGCTCGCCAAGGGCATGTGGAAGACCGGCGGCAAGACGCCCGCCGCCACCATCTACAGCGCCATGCTCCGCGAGATCGACAACAAGCCCGGCGAGGCCCGCTTCACCAAAACCGGTCGCGGCCTCTTCGCCCTGGCCACCACCAAGAAGGCCTAAGGAGACGCCATGCGTACCAGCCTCAAAAATCGCAGTGTTGTCTTCTTCGTCCAGGATGGGTGTCTGGTGCGGATCGTCGCGGGAGGATGGGGGGGGGGGCGACGACCGCACCTACACCCATCGGTGTGCCAAGCAGGTCCTTCGAGACCGTCGCCCACGCGATCGGCGAGACGCCCCGCGAAGGCGACGGCACCTCCCTGGCCAAGCATCGTCCCGCCAGGAAAACTCCCCTTCACCCAGGTCAACGTCGCCCTCGAATTCCTCAAGGAGCGCGGCCTGGTCCAGGTCCGCCATCGGCACTGCTACCCGGCGACCCAGGACGTCTACCTCGACGCGATGGTCGAGTACCACGCCCTGGCGGACGGCGACAAGATGGTCTGACCTCGCCTTCATCCCTGCCCCCCTTCCACCCCGGCCAACGGCTGGGGTTTTCTCCGGCATGACAGTTTCCCGCCACGGCCATTCGCCGCGATCCGTTCCGCCTTCTTCCCGGTGAACTTCTCCCAGCGCTGCACGATCACATCGCAATACGGCGTGTCGAGTTCCATGAGGTACGCCCGCCGCCCCGTCTGCTCGGCGGCGATCAGCGTGCTGCCCGATGCCGCCAAACAGGTCCAGCACGTTCTCGCCGGCGAGACGAGGAATACTGCATCGCCCGCACCGCCAGCTCGACGGGCTTCTCCGTCAGGTGGACCATCGACTGCGGGTTGACCTTCTTGACGTGCCACAGGTCGGTCGCGTTGTTGGGGCCGTAGAACTTGTGGCCCGCGCCTTCCTTCCAGCCGTAGAAGCACCATCTCGAAACGCGCCCATGAAATCCTTCCGCGTCAGCACCGGATGCTGCTTGTCCCACACGATCCCTGGCTGAAATACAGCTCGTGCTTCTTGAGGAACGGCGGGTAGTTGCCCAGGTTGGCATAGCCGCCCCAGATGTAGAACCCCGCGCCCGTCCTCCAGCACGCGGGCCATGTTGCCGAACCACGCGTCGAGCATCTGGTCGAAGGCTTCGTCGGTGACAAAGTCGTTGGCCAGCGGCCGGTCCTTGGCGCGCAGTTTCTTCTGCGTTGGCTTGGATCTTGTCCGGCCATGCCGAATCCAGGTCCATCCCCTGGTGGAGGCGTGATCGCGTTCGTGGATTGAACGACGACAGGCCGGCGGCGATGGCGTTGTTGCTGCGCGGCTCGACTTTCACGTTGTACGGCGGGTCGGTGTTCACCAGGTGAATGCGCGCGCCGTCCAGCAACCGATCCACGTCCTCCGGCTTGCTGCTGTCGCCGCAGAGCAGACGGTGGTTCCCCAGCACCCACAGGTCGCCGGCCTGCGTGGTCGCCGCGTCCGGCGGGCAAGGGCACATCGTCGGGATCGGTCAGGCCCTCCTGGACGTCGCCGGACATGATCCGCGTCAGTTCTCCTGGTCGAAACCCAGCAGCCCCAGGTCGTAATTCGCCTCTTGCAGCGCCGAGACAATTCGATGGCAGCAGTTCGTAATCCCACTCCATGCGACGCCGTCTGGTTGTCGGCGATGCGATACGCCCGCACCTTCTCCGGCGACAGGTCAGCTGCGGCAGAGCGGGCAGAGGTCCACGGGGCCATACGGCTCGGGTGATTTCATGTCGCGGCGGCGAGATTTCCACCCCTTGGCGTGGAGGCGGCGGCGCACCTGGTGGCCGTGTTCACCAGGTGCGCCCGCGCGGGTGTCGCCGCAAATATCGCATTGGATCGTCACCAGAAACATCATGCCACCATCCCGTCCTCGATCACCACGGCAGTAGCGTCATCGCAATGACATAGCTCCAGCCACACCTGGGCACCCGCCCGCTCGGCCATCTCCTCCACGATGGCCATCGAATCGGCGTCCAGGAGTGAGGCGTCCCGTATCGTCATCACCCGCAGCGTCGGGTTGAGCGCGATCGCCATCGCCAGAGACGTGCGGAGCTTCTCGGCGCCGGACGCCCGGGAGAACGGATGGCCTTTGAACATCACCCCATTCTCATCGAACGAAAGCCCGTCGACGGGGAACTTGGCATTGGCCAGTTCATTCTGCTTGCGGGCGTCGATATCGGCCAGGGCCTTGGTCAACTCGCCATAGCGCTTGTCCTTGGCGTCCAGGTCGCGCTTACAGGCGTCGTAAGCGGCGTTGGACCGCACCTTGGCGTTGTCGGCCTCCACGGTGTTCATGCGGGCGATGATGGCGGCGGTATCGGCGTCGTGGAGGTTGGAGGCCTCGCACCGGCGCTCGTCGACGGTGGTCTGCCACTGGGCGAACTGCGTTTTGGCGGCGTCCAATTCGCCCTGCAGGCGGGCGACCTCGGCGCCCCACCCGTTCATCTCGTCGACGGCTTGGTCAACGGACTGGCGTTCCAGCGCGTTGTTGGAGTTTGTCGTCTGCGCGTCTTGAAGCGCCTTGGACAAATCCGCAACGCTGGTCTCGGCCTTGGGCGCGTCGGCGTGGCGGACCATACGGGTCAGCGCTCCGCGGGCGACGTCGACCTCGCGGCCCACCAGGAGCCGCTCCTGCGTGCGTTTGGCCTTGTCGGCGTCGAGTTGGGAGAAGTCCAGCCCCACCAGCTTCTTGAGTTCGTCGAGTTGCTTCTTGGCGTCCATCCGCATGAACGCCAGCGGGTCAAAGGAGAGGTTTCCGATCAGCCCGTCGAGGATGGTCTGCGGGGAGGACTGGGGCACGCCCTCGCGGTTGGTCAGTTCGAGTGTGGTCTTGCCGCTGGCCTGGACGCGCCGGGTGGCGCGGTACTCGCCGAGGTCGACGAAGGTGACGGCCTCGGAAGCGCCGGCGTGGACGGGGTCAAGAGGGATGGCTTTGGCACCGCCGATCGTCATCCAGATCGAATCCAGGAGTGAGCTTTTCCCCTGCGCATTTCTGCCGGCGATCTTGACGACGCCGACCTTCTTGGGCTTGATCGCGACGGCGCGGAGCCGCATGGTGTTCTCGGCGCGAAGCTCGAGGACGGTCAGGGGTTGGGGGGTGGCCTTGGACATGGTGGTTTCCTTTACGAAAACGGTTTATGCGAAGTGAAACGAATCACGTTCATCCTGGGGGATGCTGGGCGCAATACGCGCGGGCGCCGGGACGGCGGCATAAGTCAACGTCGCCGGCGGCAGATCGTAGAGCGGCACGTCAAATAGCCCCTGGTGGCCGACGTAGGGGACGGGCTTGGCGAACATCCGCACGTTGGCCAACTCCCACGCGTATCGGCCGGTGTCGTAATTGCCGAATTCCTTTTCCGGCCCCTCGGGAAGCGGGGCCATCACGCCGCGGGCGTAGAGCTTGTCGCAGCGAATTTCCCAGCACTCCACCAGGTCGGCGGTGCATACAATGGCACCGAATGGGAGCGAGTTCCAAATTTGCTCGGCATAAATCCACTTGGCGGATGGGGTGTTTAACGCCCGCCAAAACACATCAAAGTGGAGCATCTCCTTCGCCTCGTTCTTACGCACCTTGGCGGCGTGAATGAGGATCGCGCCGCGGTGGCGTGTCGGCCAACCCCGCGTCTCGAATCGCTTCTGCCCCAGCGCGATAAGCTGCGCCCAGGGTTGCCAAAGAGATATACATTTCATAACGGTCTCCTTGGTCCCGGCCGCCCCTCAACAGGGCGCGGCGAGGATGATGTGGTGAGGAGGGGAAATTGCGGGGGGAGTGGGGAATACGGCGTGCCGATGGGCCGCAGCACCTGGGGCTCCAGCGCCGGCAGCGGCCCGGGTATCCGCATCAGCCGCTTGACCATCGCGACGGTGTCGAACTTGAGCAACTCCTGGGGCACTACCCGCAATACGCGCCAACCGTCCAGAATTGCCGCATTCGATTTTTCCATGTCCTTCTTGAAGCCGCCGCCGCGGTTGTGCCGTCCGGCGATGAACGATCCGCCGTCGACCTCGATGGCGATCCGGTGGCGCGGCCAGGCGATATCGAAGCGCCACATGCGTTCGGCGTGGAAGCGATGCTCGAGGGTCGGGCGTTCGATCAGGCAGCGCTCGCAGAGTCCGGCGAACGACTCCGCGTTCTTTTGGCTCCCGCGCTTGGCGGCCTTCGTCTTGAGCGACTGGAGGGGGCCCCGCGGCTGGGACAACTTTAAAAAAAACTTCGGCGACAAACCCATGCGACGCCCTTTCAGTAAAGGCCTGGTTGAATGCTATTGAACCTGGTGGTCCCGTCGGCGAACGTCAGTTTAACCACGTCGGTCGGCCCGTTCCGCTGCTTGGCGACGATGACCTCGGCCTGGTGGAGCAGCTCGGGATGTTGCGACATCCATTCCTGATCGCCCCGGTGCATGACGGCCTCGCGATGGAGCAGGATCACCACGTCGGCGTCCTGTTCGATGCTCCCGGATTCCCGAAGATCAGACGTCCGCGGTCGCCGATCCTCGCGCTCGCACTCGCGGTTGAGTTGGGAGAGGATCACCGCCGACACCCCCAGGTCCATCGCCAGCATCTTGAGCCCACGCGTCATCACCGCCAACTCCGCGGTGCGGTTCTCGCCCTTGGCCCGGGTGCCGCTGTCCATGAGCTGCAGATAGTCCACCGCGAACATCTCGATCCCGTGGTGCTGTTTGAGCCGGCGGACCTGCGAACGGAGCATCGCCAGGTTCAGTTGCGGCGACGAGTTCAGGTAAAACCCAGCGGCGCAGGTCAACTCACTGACCGCCCGCCCAAACGCGTCCCGCTCCTCCGTCCGCAGATGGTTGGCATGGACGAACCGCTCCGAAGGCACGCCCGACCTCGAGCAGATCATCCGCTGGATGAGTTCCTGCCGGCTCATTTCCAGGGAGAACATGGCGATCCGTCGCCGGGCCTGGATGGTTTGGTATTCGCACATGTTCGTCAGAAACGAAGTCTTGCCAACGCTGGGCCGCGCGGCGATCACCACCATCTCACCCCGATGCAGGCCGCCGCGGAGGATCTGGTCAACTTCCGGCCAGCCCGTGGGCAACGCCGTGGCGTCCTGCCGCTTCTCCATCGCCTCGAGAACCTCGGGCAGTACCTGGGGGATGGTCTCGACGGTGCCGGCGCCGGGCTCGTCGGTCAGGACGCGGTAGGTTTCAGCCTCGTCGCGTTCGATGATCTCGGCGATGGGTGCCGGGTCGTTGTAGGCCGACGAAAGCGCGTGCGACTTGGCGGCGATGAATTCCCGGCGCCGCCAGAGTTCGTAGACCTCCAAGGCGTACCGCTCGGCGTTGGCCGTCGTCGGCACGTTCTCCACCAGCTTCCGCAGGTAATCCAAGCCGCCGACCTGCTCAAGCAGACGATTGGCGGCCAGGTGGCGGTGGAGGATCACGCCGTCCAGGGGCTTGTCGTCGTCAACGATCTGGCAGATCGCGCGGAATAGCACCTCGTGGGCGTCGTCATAAAACATCTCCGGCTTGCGAAGGAACACCCGCACCGGGGCGATGGTGTCGGGGTCGATAATCATGGAGCCGAGTACGGACGCCTCGAACGTCGAATCGTGGGGAAGTTCGCGTTCTGCCGGCGGATCGTCCTGGGCGGCGGCCGGTGCCGGCGTTTTGCGCGTTTCGGGTTGTTTTCGTGAATGCTTTTGTGAATTTGTCACAGGACGGGCGGAAACAGCCTTTTGCGGTGTCCGCGCCGAAACTGGCGTACTCGTTCGACCGGCGCTCGGGCGTCGCAACGCCGCCGGGGTTGCGTTGGACGGCGCCACCGCCTCGCCGATGACCGGCTCGGGGGGGAGGGTCGGTGCCGTCGGCTCGGCAAACTCGACCACGCTGCCATCGGGTTGGGTTTCGCGGTGGGTCATTTCCCGTTCCCCCGAAAACTCGACCAGTTGCATTCGATCACCACGCCGACCTCGTGCGCCCGGCTGACGATGCTGGTGCCCAACTCTTTCGCCAGGCCGTCTCGCGTCAGATTCGAGATAATGAAGGTCGTCTTTAGGTCGCCATAACGGCGGTCCACGATTTCTGTCAAAATCCGGTCCTCGAACGGCGTGCCGCCGCGTTCATGGGCCTCGTCGATCACCAGCAATCCAGGCTTGATGAACCCCGCCACCACACTCGCCTCCGAAGCCGGCGGCGTCGTTTTGAAGGCGTCACGAACCGCTCGGAAGATCTCCACCGCCAGCGCATACCGCGGCCAGCGCTCCTCGGCGACGTTATTGGCGTGGGCCACAACCACCCTCTTGACGCCGATATTGGTCGCGATCTGCGTTTTGCCGACTCCGCGCAACCCGAATATCAGCACCACCCCGCCCTCCACGGCGAAGGCCTTTTTCTCGGCCTCCAAAAACAACGGGTCCGGCAGCACTCCACGCAGCGAATGCAGGACGTGCCGCCGCTGGAATCCCCGCCGGCAGGCCATCGCCTCATAGTGTGAGATGTTCCTCGTACTGATGAGACTTGCGTTCGTCGCGCTCGAGTTCGTTTCGGGATTTGTGACCATTGTCGTTTCCTTTCGTGTCTCGGTGAATCGACCGCCAACTTGAGCGGATCGAAAAGTTAATGGCGTCCGTCGCCACATCTGGCCCCCACCCCTCCAACTCCACAAAAAGCGCCGCCGTCGATTCGTGGGTCATCGTCTCGCCTTTTTGTTTCATGTGCCGCAACCATGCTCCCCAAGAGGTGACGAATTTCGGCACGTTGAGTGCCGTCGGAATTGGCGGAAGACCTTGCGCTTGCGCCATTCGCCGTACATGCGAAGGAATATTCTTCTGGATGGATTCGTCTTCAATTCCTTCCGAAGGTGGGGGGGGTAGGGTAGGTTGGTTAGGTGTACTAGGTGTACTGGGTGGGTGTACTGGGTGGGTGGGTGGGTGGGTGGGTAGTGCGCCGTTTTTGTTTTGGTCCCGGACATTTTCCGCCAAAGTCTGCCGTTGTCCGCCGTTGTCCGCCGTTTTCGGTTGTAAACCTTTGTCAATCCTACGCGCCATTCTTTTTTTGACGTAGTCCGGTGCGTGGTCCGAAAGGTCGTGGACGTAGTATTTATCGTCAATGCGATCAATAAACCCAGATTCCACCAATGCCTCGGTCAGCACCCCTTTTTTGCCGTTCCACTCGGCGGCACACTCGACATCCTCGGAGTCGCCGATGTACTCACTGGCCGTGGCGTAGGCGGCCTGCCAGAGCGTTTCCAAAAGACCGACGATGTGGGGGCGTGGGAGGTCCAGATTGCGGCAGAGCCGTTTGAACTTGACGCAAGACCATAGGTCGGGTTTAGCCATGAAGCCTCCATGCCGCGGTGATCTTTGGTGCGAGTGTGTTGTGTGCGGCGAATCAGAACGCGCAAGGCCTTCGCTGGGGGTGTGTGTTGCCCGCGTCACCTGACTTGGCACACCGTCCAGCAAAGGCCTTGCGAATTCGGAAAATAAGATACGCGAGCAACATGGGCGACCAATCTACCGCGCGGTCGGCGGTTGTCAAGCGATGGGGGCGTGCGGCGGAAACACAACCGCACGCCCCCGGGCGACAGGTTCACGGGTTACAGGCCGCCCTTGAGCGCGGCTTTCTTCTCGGCTAGCGCCAGGCAGTGAGCCTTGAAGCGTGCTGCGATCTCGGTGCCGAAGACCTCGCTGTAATTGAACACGGCGTCTTCAAGCTCCTGGACCAGCGCGTCCATCTTGGCGACGAGTTTGGCCTTGGCCGCGGGCGTCAGCGGCCGGCCCTTGGCGTCGGTACCGGATTCGATGCTGGCCTTGAGCGTCGCCCGCTTGCCATCCAACGCCACGAGGCTGTTGGCCGCGTTCCGGTGCCATCCTGTGTCATAATCGACGCCTTCGGTGGCATGGATCGGCGTGGGGAACGTGGTATCGAAGTCGATGGCGCCGGGATCGGGGTGTTCCTGCTCTTCGGCCCCGTGGTCGGCTTCAAACGCGTCCAGGAGAACGTCGTAAGATTTAGCGATCTTGTGGGCATCTTTGGTTTTGAACCCCAGCGATTCAAGCCGGTCGCCCACCACCACCTCGGCGAGCTTCCGCAGGTCGTGGACGGCATTTTCGCGGAGAGCGCCCTTGAGGTCGTCGGGCAGTGCCAGGACGTCAAGGTCTCGTGAGAGGAACGCTTCCCACGCCTGCGCCCGAGCGGCCGCGGCGTCATCGAAAAGCGGCGTGGGTTTGGCCTGGGCCGAGAACCCCTTTTCGGCGTCGATCAGGCCGTTGAGAGCCGCTTCGAGCGCCGCCTCGTTGGCTTTGTGGTCGCGTTTGGCGTCTTCCAGGACGCCATAGGACGCAGCGACTTCGGCCCGGGCGGTATCGACCGCCATCATGGCCGCCTCGACGGCCGGACGGCGCTGCAGGTACGCGCGGTCGCGATCGGTGAGCGGGTCTGTGGCCCCCGTGCATTCCGGTGCTTGATCTTCTGGTTTCTTTGGATCGTCTGACATGATTTTTCCTTTGAAAAAGAACGTTTAACTGAACCCGCCCAACGTGGGCGAGAATGGTTTTAGACTTTGCGTGGACCCGGCCGCGTCTGCCGCGGTGCCGGTTGGAGCGTTGCCTTGGTTTCCTGGGGGACTGCCTGTGGCGTCGGTGCCTCCTCGGCGGGCTTGGGCAGCGTCTTGATCGCCGCCGCCGCCATCTGCCGGGCCTTGAGGTCGGACGCCTCGGCGATTCCGGCGACGGTGTAGCTGCCGAACTCATCCTGCGACTTCCATTCGCCGACGTCGTCGAGCACCAGGTCGCCATGCAGAACGGCGATGCCGGTGGCGTCGCAAACGAATTCGATGCCGTGCTTCTTGAGTGCCTCCCAGGTGGGGGCGGGCGGGGTTTTAGCCGCGGGTGATGGTTGTTCCGGCTGGGGGGCCGCCTGCTGGACGGGTGCCGGCGCCGCTTGGGGTTGGGCGGGGGTTGGTGCCGCTGGCCGTGCCGGCTGGGGTGCCGCCGCCCTCATACCCGTGCGGACGGGCTGCTGCTCGTTGCGCGGCGTCTCCTCCTGGCCGGCCACGTCCTCGATTTCCTCGACGGTCTGCAGGCCCAAAAGGACCTCGGGGCAGACGGTGCGGCCGAACCAGGACGCCGCCCGGTAGCGGAACATGAGGTCGGGCATGGTGTTCCACTTTGCTCTTGATCGTGCCGCCGCCATCGCGCCGGGGCTTGTCCACATCCCAACCTTCGGACGCGACGACGTTCCAGTCGATCCACGGTCCCACCACTGCTTTGCCCTTGGTCAGCGCGTAGGCGCGGATGGTAAATGTCTTATCGAACGCGGAGGCGTCGGAATTGTCCACCAGGTTGCCGGCGGCGTTGGCTGCCTGGATCTGGAAGCGGAGGCGGTCGTCAAAGATTTTCGCGGCGTTGATGGCGCCAATAACGAACTGGCCGGCGAAGCCCAGTTTGCCGTGGACCACGCCCAGGTTCTGCATCACCATCAACTCGGACATGCGGAGGCGGGTGGCGATCTCGACGGCGATGAAGCAGTTGTTGGGCCGATTCTTAAAGTGGTCGGGAATGAAATCAGACTTGGCATAGATCGTGGCCTTCTCCCAAATCCGGTCCATTTCCTTGGAGGCCATCGCGACCTCCAGCACTTCGGGTTTGGAGAAGTTGCGTTCGAGCAGATCGTCGAACACGCTCCGGCCTGCGGGCGTCTCCGCGGCCGCCGCTGCGGCTTGGGCCAGCGCCTGGGCGCTGGTGGGTTGGGGTGCCTGTGACATGGGGTTTCCTTTCGTAAGTGGGGTTGGTCAAACGACAAACGCTGTCGCCTGGGGTTATTTGTCATATGGCCTTGGGCATCTCAGATTTTGCGTAATATTTCAATGCCGTCGTATCGTCTCGACGGAACGCATTCCAGGCATGAATGCACTTTGTGTATATTTCCTTGAAGCCCGCCTGGTGCCTCGGCCCAGCACGTTCGCCATGTCCAGAATTTCCACGATTGATTAAAAGCCAATTGCGCAGGCATGACGCAGGCTCGCCATCACGTAGCATTTCACCAGAGCGCACTTTTGTCCAAAAATCCTGAGAAGCGCCACGAGCCACCTTATGGGTCTGAAGTATTGCGCACACGACCGCCTCTCGCCACATATGGGGGTTGGAGTTTTGCGCCCCCATCACGTCCCGAATCGGACGCAGAAATTTACTGTATTCGATGGCCAGCTCCATTCTCGCCCGACCTTTGATTTTTGATTTTGCATAGATGAGGCATCCACCCTTGTCAAAGCTGGCTGCCGCCGCCACCAAGCAAAGCAATTTCATCTGGTAATCGTCGCGAAGTCCGGCTTCCCTCCAGACCATGCCGGCGACGTGATGGTATTTTCGGCCGCTTCCAGGGCGGTCATACGAGGCGTACATTTCCACGGCATCACGCATCGTTGGCACAACATAATGACAATGTCGCATACGAACGTCGGGGGCTTTATCATTCAGTAAAATCCACGCATGGCACCGCGTCTGGCCGTTCAGACGATACGTTTTCCCGTCAACCTCCACGGTGGCGATAGGTTGGGCGTCGTAAAGAAACTTCTCGCCGATCATATCGGCACCCATTTGGATCGCATCATCCTGATTTATATCCCGCTCTCCTTCCAGCGCGGGTAAGCTCAGATACCACGGAGCCAATTCTTTCATTTGTCGCTCTCTGATTGTTTCTTTTTCGATCTTCATTATGTTTCCTTTCAGTGGACTTTGACTTCGCGAACCTCGACCTGTTTGTCAACGCTGACGGCACCCGCGGCCCGCAATGATTCCATGATCCGTTCCTGCTCCTTCGCCTTGCCCTTGGCGGTGCGATCTCCGATCACCGTCAGCATCTCCGTCTTCTTGACCACCAAGAACCGCGCTATCTCCTCATCGGAGAACTCGGCCTGCAGGATCGCCCAACCCCTGAACGGGTGGATGTGGTCGATGTGCTTGGTGAGTTTGGCGAGCTGCTTGCCCTCGGTGGTGGGGATGGGTCCGTTGGTCAGCACTTCCGCCCGGAGAATATCTTTGTACGCCTTGATCGCCGCCTCAATCATGGCCACGCGCGGCTTGAGCGCTGCCAGGCCCTCACGGGAGACAATCTGCTGGCCGGCGGTGTCCAAGAGTGTGATTGCTGTTTGCCGGTTCATGGCCACCAGTGCGGGGCACCCAAGCTGCCGCGGGCAACGACCGCAATGCTCCCCGGGCGTGAACACGTCGGGATGTTCCAGCGTGTTGCGCTCAAATTCGTTCATCCACGATTCGGCATATTCCCGCGTTACCATCTTGTGGTCCGCGCCCTCGCGCCGTAGATACGCCACCCACACGTCCACCACCTCCAGCTCCGGCTGCCGCTGGAAGGCGAGCCACGCATAGGCCATCACCTGCGGCGTGTGGTCGTCGTCGCGATAGGTCGTCTTCCAATCGATCACCGCCGCGCGTTTCAATGAATGCAGCACCAGCACGTCCAGCGTGCCGGATACGCTGGTGGCCCGGATCGACACTTCCGTTTCGATGGTCAGCGGCTTGTGGGGCCCGGCCAGGATCCCCGTCTGGAACCACGCCAGCGCCAGCTCCACCATGTCCTCATTCTCGCCGGCGTTGATGCCGGCGAATGGCTCCACCGGCTTACCCTGCAACCGCAGCGCGATCGCGCGGTGAACCTCGGTACCGGTGTCGGCGGTCGGATCGTGTAAATCGACGCGGACCTCGTCGCCGGCAGCGGTGCTGGCGTTGCATTTACAGGCGAGGGTGACGGATGAGGCGCGGATCATGTTCGATCTCCAATGCGTGGCAGGTGCAGGCCGAACGACTCTGCCAGATATTTCTCGATTTGTGTCAGGTACTCGCCGAACTCCTTGGGTGACAGCTCGGTCGTTGACCGCTCCTCCTCGCCGATGATCTCCCCGGTGGATTCGAGGAACGTCGGCTCCATCAAGAACTTGCGGGCCAGGAACTTGTGCAGCCGCTGGGGGGAAAACAAGTCACCCTGGTCGGCCAGGTGCCGCCGCCAAGTGGCGATGTATACCCCCCAGTACAGCCTGTTCTGCGCCGACGTGCGGAGCTTGGACGGGCGAATCTCCACATTGTGAAGGCCGCGCAGGTGCGCCATCTCCTGGAGGAAGATGCTGCGTTCCTGGTCGTCGGAAAAGTCGATCTGGTACAGCTCGCGCACGGCGAGAACTCCTGATCTAAATCCCCACGCGGTCGCCGGTGTGGGAGGCCGGCGCCGCGCTGTGGGGAGAAGGAAGGAACTTGAAATAGCAGGGATGGGATTCGAACCCATAACCTCCGGTGTATGAAACCGGCGAGGTACCAAGTTCCTCTACCCTGCGTTAAGGCGGCTCACTGGCGCGACTGCGCCTCGCGAACCGCGAACCAGTCCGAGATGATGCGTTCGGCGACCGCCGCCAGCGATTTCTCGCCGGTCTTGATCTTCTCCGCTTCGATCATGCCGATGATCCGGGCGTTGCGGACGATGACGTTTCCGGCTTGCTTTTTCTTCGTGCCCATGCGTGGACTCCTTTTTGCGGTGCGTCGGAATAGTAACGCTTCCGACGCGCGGAGTCAACAGCGTTTTGCAGGCGGGACAGGTAGCGGACCATCGCCAAACCCCAGCGACACAAGGATCGCCGACGAAAGCGTGTCCGCAGTTCAGGTAGACCTCCATCATAGGACGCCCCCCATCACCAGGGCGCAGACGATTATGGCCAGGCCGAATAGCGCCGCCAGGATGTACAGGAGCCACGGGGTCTCCGAATAATCATGCTGCGGCTCGTCGTCCTCGTCACCGGCCCCGACGATGGACTCGCCGCCGCAAGGCTGTTCGAGCGAGGCGATGAGGCGGCAGTAGGCGTCGGAAATGCAGTGCCGGCAGAGCCTGCCGCCGGTGAAGCGAACAGAAGCGGAGAACTCATCGACCGGCTCGCCGCAGCGCACGCAGCGAACCTGCGTTGGGCGGTAGGCGTTTCGAATTTGCTGGGGAGTCGGGGGCATGGGATTCTCCAAAAGTAAGACCCCGCGAGGGGGGGGGGTTCAGGCCGGGGCCGCTTCGGTCACGATGGCCAGCGCCTCATTGATCGCGAACTGGCCGCCGCGCGTTGTGGCCGGGATGATTGCAATTCCGCGAGACTGGCCGAGGCTGTTGCAACCCTTGAGGGGGAGCATCTTGCCGGCCAACTCCGCCGCGAGCTTGCGGGCCGTGGCTTCAATATCAGACCGTTTCACTTCGATGGTTTTCATTTTTTCACTCCTAAAAGAACTCTCAGGCCGTCACTCGCGGCCTTCACACCATTACGCGACGAGCCGGCCAAAAACGCGCAACCCCCCGCCAGAATTCCTAAGATTCGCGGTTGTGGGGCAAATAATCGTGATTCACACTTGACTCGAATCTGTCGAAGCGTATATTTGTTTGCGCGTTTGGACCGCCAGCGACGCGTAATGGTCTATGAACAAAAGGAACCCGCCATGATCGAAACCTGCCCCGAACTTTCCGCCATGCTCTGGTTCGCCTGGATCGCCGCCGCCGCCCTGGGCGCCTGGTGGTGCGGGAGGCAAAATGAAAAAACATTTCAGAGACCCCACGCCCCGCCGCCGACCCCTCCGCAGCCCGCCGAAGCGGCGAAGTCCCAAGAACGCATCACCATCGAAAAAGTCCGCAACGAAATGGCGGCGGTCCAGATGAAGATGCAGACCGCCAACTCCGAAATCATGGCCGCAAATACCACGTTGCAGACCGCCAACGCCTGTCTGACTGCCGACGTGGAGATGGCGGAGAGCAAGGCCGCTGAGATGGAGAAGCAGGTCGTGGCCCTGCGCCAGACGCCGGGGGCGAGGGTGAAGGAACTGGTGAGGGAGTTGGTTTGGAACTGCGACCAGATTCACAGCAGGGGTGAGGTCGAGAAGGAATTTAAGCGATGGGTTTATAATTATGAAATCGCTGAGGAACTAAATAATGCACTCTCCTCCCTCCCACCCTCCCCCTGGCCGCAGGTGAGGGAGGTGGCGGAACTTCTGAGAAATTATGACGCACATGAATTTACTCACATTACATTAGCCGACCGCCTCACCAAAGCGGCGGACGAGGCGGAAGGGAAGGTGAAAAATGGGTGATTTCAAACACAATCACTACGACGTAGAAGCCATTCGCATTGCTGGCGGCGTAGAACCAAAGACCGACGACGAGAAGATCGAACACATCGCTCGATATCTGGAAACTCTCCATTCTCCAGAATCTACTGTCATCAAATACCTTCGATCACTCAAAGGGAAAATCGCCTCCCTCGAATCCGACCTCACCGCCGCACGCAAGCGGATCGGGGAGTTGGAGGCGGGGGGGCCGCAGACGAAAGACGGAGTGCGAGTTATCCCGTTTGTTAGTCAACTCTGGACAAACGCACGGGGCCGTGTGAGGTCCTTGCTATGGCACCATTTCGACGGGTTCTCGGGATGTGACGGAAGGGACCAATGCTCCTGCCCATACTTGAACACCTATGAAAAAGACGAGTTTGGCTTTGACTGTGAATTTGGGTCACTGCCTGTGTCTGAACTTTACTCCACCGAATCCGCCGCCCGCGCGGCAGAGAGGAAGACGACATGAAGATTTCCCGCGAAGAACAAGCTGACATTAAGGCCGTCTTGGATGCTGGCGCAAGGCATGGCTACGGCAACATGATCTAGTACTCTGCGTTGATACCACTGCTT